CTACTTGTTTTCCTAATAATGCGGATAATCTCATTTCTGCTTTGATACTATCTTTGTAGTTCAAAACCATATTTTGACCAGCTTGTAAAACTTTTTGTGCAGCTACACCCATTACTCTAAGTGTTGCTACTTGCTTTACCAAACTTTGTTCATTACCATAATTGTTTTGTAATAATAATTCTGATGATTCTGCCAAATCTTCAAATAAAGCGTTTACAGGTAATCCAGCAGTTTTTGCTACACTTTCAGCCATACCCAATGTATTAGCCGCAGCTTTACCACTTAAATTACCTACTATTCTGAATGTGTTAGCTATACTCCCTAATTGGTCTGCCGATGTACCCGTTCTTTTAGCGTACATAGCCATATCCGCACCTACGTCTTGTGCGTTTTTACCCATCAATCCTAAATTATTTGATGCGTATTTAGTTGCATCTCCAAATTCTTGTCCAGATACACCCAATTTTACCATATTTGCTCTAGCTGCTCCGGATATTTGAATTACTTGCCCCAAATTCATTGAGGTTTGTGTCAATTCTGTATTCAATCCAGCCATAGATGTAGCCATCTCGTGAGCCATTTCTATACCAACTTTGTTAAGACCAAATATAGGGTCTGACATATTAGTACCATCCATATACCATCCTAATAATTGATGGAATGCTGCTCCTAATGCTAATATACCACCAACCACACCCAAACTACCCATATTTGCAATAGCACTTCCCATACCACTGATACCAGGTATTGCGGAAGTTGCACCCGATGCTAAATCCCCAAATCCACCTTTTATTTCGGATAATTCTTTTTTAGATTCTGCAAATGCTTTTGTTAAATCTTTAGCCGAAGAAGTTGATGCTACCAATCCTTCTTTTAATTTAGCAATTTCAGAGTTACTATCATCCAAATCATCTACAAAATCCGATAAAGCATCTTCGGCTGATTGAATACTACTAGCAAGGGATTCAGCGGACATATTTCCCTTTTTGAATTCCTTCATAGCATTGGAAACAGCGCTTGAATAGCTTTCCATTGCAACTGCTGAACTCTTAGCCGCATCAGCTCCTTCTTTTGTATAGTAATTACCTTCTTTTAGATTTTTAGCCAATTCACCGGCGTAGCCAGTAAGTACATTAAATTGACTACCAACTTTTGAAGAAATAGAGTTGGTTTTTTCAAAGTTTTTATTGATTTTTCCAGCAATAGAAAGAATATCATCATAGTACTGAAATTGCGTTTTAGCTAATTCACCCGCTTCTTCCGTAGCCTTTACTTCTTTTCTCTTTAAAGCAATTTTTTCTTTTAATAATTTTACTTCTTTTTCATCTATAACAACCCCCATTTCTTTCGCAATATTCATTTGTTTTAATTGCGCATAGTATCTATCTAAGTCCTTTGAAGCCTTAGCATCTCTAGCGTTAGCCGCTGATACTTCTTGTTGTTTTGGGGTTTTTGCCATAGTATTCTAAATCTTATTTAAGTTTAGAAACATCTATTCCTTGATTCTTTAGATATGGAACTGCTGTTTTATCGATTCTATTTTCAGCATCTTTGATTTTTTTATCAAAATCTTTCCAAATATTCTTTAATGCTGGGTATTTTTGGAATGTTTTTTCAATCCAACCATCTTCTCTATTATCACTTTTTTGTGCATAATAGGTTGCAAATAAATCAGTTAAATCCTTAAACTCCTTTAATGTTATTTTAGACATGGTTCTCTATTTAATCTTTTATATAAATATAAGATTATCTTTTTCTTATTGATTCTTTCTTAGGTTGATTCTTTTTTAATGAGTCAGCTTCTGCTTTCTTAGTATCTAATAGTTTTCTCATATAAAACTTACGGAATTTCGTAGGCATATTATAAACATCGTTCCAAGTGAATGAACCATTTGAGTAATACAATAAATCAAATATCTCCGTATGGAGTAATGATGAATAATTAGATGGAAGGGTAAAAAAAGTCCATCCCAAATGGGATAGAAAGAGCCTCCTTCTCTCCCGTAATAGGACTTGTATAGTCAAATTTTAAATCGATATCAGGCGTAATGGCTTGAATATGATTTCTAAAAACTCTGGAATCTTTTGCTAAAAATTGATTCTTAATAAAATTTGTAATATGTCCTAAATCGGAATTTCCGTTTACGGAAGTGATAATGTATCGTAATCTTGTTGTAATTTCCGATGGATTATCTTTATTGAATTTAGTTAATGCTTCTAAATCTGCTTCTATTTTCTTTTCTAAACCATGCGTTAATAACTGAAACTCAATTTTAGTTCCGTTTACAGTAGTAAATTCGTATCTATTATTTCTATTAAGTACCGAATAATCTATTTCTTTTAAATTTACATTACTCATATCGATAGTGTAATCTACATTATCTTCTGTAATTGGGTCTGTAACTTTAACATCATATTCAGGACCATATGCTAACACTCTACTTGCTATTAAAATAGCATTCTTATCTCCCATTAATAGTTCATCAGCCTTTACACCATCTTCTACTACAATTGCTTCTAATAATTTATCCAATACAATTCCTTTACGAATTAAATTTGGAGATGCCAATATATCTTCCTCTTTGGCGGTCATTAATTTAATTGTAACCTCACCTTTAGATAATGGATGTGATTCGGGATAACCTAACCCCTTTGATGGTAAACTAATAACTTCGGTTGCGAAATCATATGTTTTTTTAGGTTGAGTAGGTGTAGCTTGTGGCGTTCCTAAACCTCTTGTAACTTGTTGTTCTACGTTTTGTTGTTCCATAATATTAATAACTTAATGTTTATATATAAGTATATATAAATAAAAAAAGAGGGTAGAAAATCTACCCCCTTTTAATTATTTTAAAGTTTACCTATTAGAGATTAGTACTCAAGGATTGCGTAATCGTATGCTAATGTTAATTCAATTGATAAAGGGTCATTTGAAGCCCAATCCAACTCACCAAAGTTTGCTGAACTGATAAATGCTCCTTTTAATGTCCATTGTTCAACTTTATCACCTACTGGTCCTAATAAGAAGAACGTAATATCTTTCTTATAGAAAGCTGCGTATCCATCTCTACCTGTTAATGATTCGTGTGATTGTCTAACCCACTCCATAACTTGCTGTGCACCTGATGGTACAATTGGGTCATAAAGAGTGATTGTTACATCATCCCAAGTTGATTTACCTTTAATTTTTCTTTTTACGTTTATGTGGTCTAATTCAACTACTTCCGATGTGAAAGTTGGTCTATTAGCGGTTTTTATCATATATGATTCTATACCGTTGATTTCCATTATAAATCTATTACCTAACTTTGGTTCAAAGTTGGTATAGAACATTTTATCAAACTCTAATACTTCTGGCATTTTCTTCTCTATTTAATTGTTTCTTTATATAAATATCTATTTTTTAAATTATCCGTTAAAAGCGGCGCCAGTTGGTAAGATGTTGAAATCAATTTGAATGAATTCAGCTGTCTTAGTTGGTTGTAAGTAGATAGCCCCTTTCATAATGTTTCTATCAATTACATCTGGTGTGTTATTAGTATCATCCATTACAACACGGAATGCGTACAAACCTTGTCTTTGTTGGATTGATTCTAAATACGGATTAACTATGTTTAAGAATCTATTTCTAGTCGTTGATGTGTTTTGCTCAAATACTAAATAACGAGATGTAGATGCAATATACTTTCTAACAGTCAATAATAATCTTCTTACGTTGATTCTATCTAATGCAGATGGTTTATCTTGTAAAGTTTTTTGTCCGAATACAACGATGCCTTGTCCAGGGAATTGTACAATTGGATTTACTTTTGCTTCATATAATGTATCTTTTTCAGATTGTGTTAATCTATTCAATACACTAACTGCTCCTACTAATCCACCTCTATTTAAACCGGCTGGTGCGAACCATTCTGCTGCTACTCTATCGTTTGCTGCGAATACGCCAGGTAATAATACTGAAGGTGGTACTGAAATTAATTTGTTTGTGTTAATATCAATTGTCTTAACCCAAGGATAGTAAGTTGCTACCATATTTGAATCAATTGCGTCTGATTGTGCAGTTACTAAACTAATTGAATCGTTTACTGAAGTTGAATCCATAATATAGAAACAATCATTTCTTTGCTCAACCATATCTAATACTGAAGTTACTACTGAAGGGTGTAATCTTCTTACAACACCTGGAGTTACAACCATATTGATATCAAATTCATCTGCATTTGATAATGCTGCGATGTGTTTAGCGTATGCTACCGAACCACTTGCGGTCGATGTTGCCAAATTGAAACCTTGTGAGTTAGTTCCAACTTCAAATGCTGCTTCACCTGCTTTTGCAATTGGTGTTGCCGGATTCATACCATCAAATCCATTTTGGAATGCTACAACGAATTGTGCTGAAGTTGAACCTACTGATAATGAACCACCATTTACTGCATCTAATCCAAATGCTACGTTTTTACCTACACTTGCTCCTACTGGAATTGGTTTTAAGTAAATTGCGTTATCAGTATTTAAATCTAAATCGATACCACCATATTGTGATACTGATGCAGTTACGAATGATACGGATGGAATCTTTGAACTAATTGCTGCTGATGCAGATACTGGTAAAGTGTAAGCTTCGTGTCCGAAAGGTACTGCCTGTATAGGAGCTGCTACGTTTAAGTGAGCTACTCTAACATATTTTGAATTATTAACCCAATCACCACTTTCTGAAATTTTACCTTCAGAATTGATAGTTAATTTTCTATCACCAATTACTCTACTAATAAAGTTTGGAGAATTAGGGTCTAAGTTTACATTTGCCCAAGTTTCTAATACAGTCTTTTTCTTATTAGTATCAGCGTAATCTCTTACAACTACGGTAAATACACCATAATCAGTTCCGTTTACAGAACCAGCTGCTTTAATATTTGTAATACCTATTTTTACTTTAGTGTTTGCTGCATTACCTGCTCCGATTGTTTCAAATTGGAATAAAGGAGTTCTATCACCACTAATCAATTGAGATTGAATCATTGGTGTCAATGCTTCTTGTGCATCAAACGTAAAATCTTGTTCATCTAATACATTTACAGAACAAGATGCGTGTGAATCAAAATTTATACCACTATTTTTGAAATATCCATATACATATGCATCTTTAGAACCAAATGCCGATGTTCCAAATACAGCTTCAACATCATTTATATCGGTTACTTTTAGAGATGCCGATACATTTAATCCTCCATCTAAGTAGAAATCACCATTACCATCATTATCTGCTAAAGTTGCGGTTGAAAAACCTGCGTTTGCTCCTACTGCGGTATTAAATAAAATTGCTGCAGTTGAACCAGATACATCATATGTGATATCAAAACTAGCAGTAACTATATCATCTGCAAGTCTTGCAGCTGATTGTGATACGAATATTGAAGTAGGTGCTACTGTCAATCCACTACCTTTTTGAGTAATAGATATTGCACTAATTGTACCATTTGTAATTGTTGCCGATGCCGATGGATTCGTTGCAAATGTACCACCCTGAAAATATATAGGGGCTGTACCATTTGAAGTACCATCTGATGCTGAATAATTTGTTCCTGCTGATGATGTTAATAACGAATCAATTTGTCCTAAATTAGTTGCACTAATCAATAAAGGAGCGGTTTCGGTATATCCACCAACACCAGCTACTCTACAAATAGTTGCAGTTCCAGCTTCTCTTAAATATGATTGTACTGCTAATGGAGTATAATATGTATCATCAACTACTCCAAATAGAGTTTCGAATTCAGATTGTGAGTTAACGATTGTAGGAGTTAATGGTCCTTCTTTAAAAGGTCCGATGAATGCTGCACCGATTTCAGCTACACCCTGTTGTAAGAATGAAAGGTCGTTTTCTTTTGTAAATACGCCCGGTGATACTATTTTTTCTGCCATTTTGTGCTTTTATTTAATTTTTAATGTCTACTATAAATATAATCTTTTATTTCAAAACAACAAAAATATTATTTGTATGTTGGTGAGAAATGATTGTAAATGTTTCCCATATTCGTTCCACTCAATTGAGTGTTGTAGAATAATACTGGTCCTAAATGGCCGGTGTAGAAGTTAGTACCTTCAACCTGATTACCACCAATCATAATTTGTGCTGATGTAGTGTAAGTAGTTGAACCATTTGATACCGTTCCAATTGCACTATTATCTAAGTAGAATACATTTGTACCATTTTGAGCCGCTGTATAACCAACGAAGTACCAAACATTATTAGTTAAACTAAATGTGTTACTATTTCCACCACCAGTCGTTCCATCATGTAATAGATATGTACCATTTCCATATGAATATAAATAGAATGCCATAATTCTAGAAGGAGCGGAACTTTGTTTACCAAATATTAAATACCAACCTACCGATGGAGTTGAAGGTAATCTAAGCCATGCACCAATACTATATGCTGATGTATTAAATTGCGTTGAACCTCCACTAATATTTGATGATGTATCTTTAAAGAATAAATCACCGCCATCAAAAGAATAATATCTTTCTTTTCTACTTGCACCATTGTTATATGATGGGTTACCACCACTTCTCTCCATTGGAGATTGAGCAGATGGTCTAACACCTGTTCCATATCCTGTCAAATCTAACCAGTCCACCGATGGTGTGCCAGTTGATGGTAAAGAACCTGCTCCAAATGATGCCGTCTTAGTTGGGTCTAAATACATTCTTAAACCTGCTGCAGGAATAGATGGTTGTGCATTTGTACCACCAATTTTATTATGTGATATATATCCGTTTGAAATATAAACGTCAGCACTTTCAACATTAATAGTTACAATTTCAATATCTTCCTCTATCATTGCTATATCATAAACCAATTCTTCGGTTTCATCTGATTTTACTAATTTATCGCCAGGAAGAATATCTTCTACGTTTTTAAATTTATATTTTTCAATTTCGTTATCCCATACAAATAATGGGTGAGTACCCGTTGCTTTTATAGCACCATCGTTTATTGAAAAATAGCCAGATGCAAAGTTAAATGTTAAATCAGAAACTACTACCTCTTGTGGTGTACCTTCCAATGAATCTAAATGATGAAAACGCCATTCTATTTGGTCTGAATCTGCATCTAAATTCTCATCCGGTAATCCTGCTGGCACCCATGCTTTAATTACATCGCCAACATTTAAATCTTCAACATTGATTTCCGTATTGTTTGATAATTTTACTTTTGTACCAAATAATAAACAAAAATCAGGTTGGTTAATTGTATTATAAACATCCACTGCGTATAATACTTTTGTAGATGCTACATTATAGTTTGTTGCTGCTAAATTGTATCCATCTGCATATCTCATTGATAATGTAGATTGTGCTTCTGAATAGTTTGATGCTGCGATTGATGCCGGTGTGATTGGAAACGATGGAGATGCTCCTAATGTTGGAGAACCTACTGAAAAGTTTGCGTTATCAAATGATACCGTATAATTTGCAGCCACACTACCAACTCTTGCTCCATGCAAAGAACCTTGTGAGCCAAATGAAAACGTTGCTGTTTCTGATGTACTTTCTACTACATAAGTGTATGTAGGCAAATTTGCAGTTACAGAATCTACTGCGAATGAACTAAATGCTGCGGCTGTTCCCGCTGCAGCGTTCATTGAATTCATTGAAACTTGCTGAGTAGTTCTTGCCGAACCCTGCGTTGCTCTAAATAGATTTCCTAATGATAAATTTGTCCTTGGCATATGTTATGTATTATTCTCCGTTATAAATATCTAAAAGTTTTTCTTTCCAACTATCTTTATTTGAAAAGTTTTTAATCATCCAATTTTTAAGTTTTCCAAATTCCGTTTTACGGGTTTCGTAATCATCCTCACATATCGTTTTGTAGGTCTCTCTAAACGATAACGTATCACTCGCTTTGTATTTATAATCAAGTGGTACGTGCCATTTTTCATGTAATATTGGAAGTTTCCCCCAATCCACTGCTTCAAAAATTCCGTATCCGAATGGTTCATATTCAAAACAAGAATGAGAGATTCCCCAATCAAGTCCATAGAACTTTTCTTTATATTTGTAATCAAATTTGTAAATTTTTGCTTTTTCAAATTTGTATCCATATTTCTTTTTATAATATTTGTTGAATGTTTCTGAATTAGTAGAAATGAATCCACCTAACCCATCCATATATTCAACATTCTTTCTACCCTCAACTCTTGCTGCGTATCCTAATTCCGTTGAGTTTGAAAGTTCATTGTTTTTAATAAATGTATAATTGTTTGGAATATGATGTAAATTTTCCGTTTCATATGGAAAATGATACAATCCTACCCAAACTTTATTTTTAATTTTATTTATTAATTCGTTTTCGTATTCCCAATTTCCGTACCAATGCAAGTATTCATCTTTATCTTGCTGTGCCATTAAAGACACTTTAGTTAAATTATGGAAAACTATTGAATCAATCTTTTCCAAATTTTGATGAATAGCTCTGGTTGGAGTATAATGACCATGTAAAATATGTATCCTTCTTGCACCTTCTAATATTTCAATGATTTTATCTTCGGATGTTTCCCAAATATGGTCGATATCAATTGGAAATTCTTCGTAATTAGTAGGTTTATGTCTATGGAATAGAAGAAGTGGCTTCACTTCTAAATGAGGTGCCACTTCTTTTATCCAATTAGTTACCCATATATCAGCACCGCTGTTGAACCAAGGTCCTCCAGCGGTGGTGTAGTATATATCATACATTGATTATAAACCTATTTTTGCCTTCAATTCTTCAATTTGTATTTGTTGTTCTTTGATACCCTGAATCAACAATGCTACTAATTTGTCGTATTTAACTGCTTTGAAACCATTTTCTCTTGTCTGAACTAATTGAGGTAATACTACTTCAATTTCTTGTGCGATTACACCCACATCATTTCCTTCGTATCCGTGCTCAACTTTGTTTTCAGCTTTCCAATCATAAGTGTTACCACTAATCTTAGAAATCTTATCCAATGCATTTTCAATTGGAGTAATGTTTTCTTTGAAACGAATATCAGAAGATGAGTATGCTACGATATCATTTGTTGCATCGATTCTACCAGCGGTAGCGGATGCTGCCATACCTATACCCAATGAGTTGAATTGTGCGTTAGCAGAAGTTGCTACCGATTGTCCGATTGAGATAGTTACTGCTCCAGTTCCTCCACTTACAGTTACACCCGTTCCTGCAACGTTTGAAGTTACACCGGTGTTTGCAATTGTTACTCCGGTAGAACCATTATATGATGTACCACTTAATCCCGTACCAATTGTTAAGGTTGCTAAGTTAGAACCTAAAGAGATACCAGAAATTGTGTTATTTGTTAATCCAATTGTTGGAGTTGCTCCTTCACCACTATTGTTAGAAAGTGTGATGTTAGTTCCTGCTACTAAACTTGCAACGTAGTTACCCGTTGTATCAGTTCCTAATGCTACTGAATCAGCTGCGATTGTAGTTGCAAATGATACGTTACCTAAATTAGTTACAGTACCTGTACCCGTTACATCACCTGTTAACGTAATATTAAAATCTTTACCTTCTAAATCAGTTAATCTTGTTAATGCCGAAGAACTGAAAGAGTTTAAATTTGTAATTGAAGTAGCTTGTGTACCATTTGTAGATAATGCGGTAGATGCTGATGCTTCTAATGCCGTTAATCTTGTATTTTGTGTTCCGTTAGTTGTATCGTTTGAACCTGTATATGTATTTAAATTACTTACAGAAACATTTACACTTCCAGATGTTGATTCTAAATTGTTTAATCTTCCAACACTTGCAGTATAGAATGATGCGAATGTAGTATCATTTGATAAATCTACTGAATTGATTAAGGTTACGATTTCTGCAAATGAATCTTTATCTGCATCTGCTGCTAATAATATTGCATCCACTCTACCTTTTTCAGTTGTAATTCTACTATCTACTGATGTTGAATATGCTGAAAATCCCGTAGTTGAA